GTGGTAGAGGAACAGAAATTACTACATTACCAGGCGGTTCTAATCTTGGAGAGATTGATGATATTGAATACTTTAAAAAGAAATTGTATCAATCATTAAATGTTCCACAAGCTAGATTAAATGCAGAAGAAGGATTTAGTTTAGGTAGAAGTACAGAGATTACAAGGGATGAACTTAAATTTACTAAGTTTGTTCAGAGAATGAGGAAGAGGTTTACACCACTACTAACAGATCTTCTAAAAACACAACTACTCTTAAAAGGAGTAATTGGTATAGAAGATTGGCCGAAAATGGTAGAACATATTCAATATGATTTTCTACAAGACGGACATTTTGCAGAACTAAAGAAAGCAGAACTATTAGAGGGTAGGTTAAACTCTTTATCAACGATAGAACCTTATATCGGCACATTCTTTTCAAAAGAATATGTATTGAGAAATGTGTTGAATATGACTGATGCTGAAGTAGATGAGATGCAACTTCAAATTAAGAAAGAGGCTGGTATGGATGTTGAAGATGGTGGAGTTAATGTTCCAACTGCAACAGATGGTATTACTAGATATCCACAAGTAGATGGTGGTGCTCTTCCTGCTGATGATGTTGCGAAATTTAGAGGCGAGGTGCCACCAGAAGGTGGGGATGATGAATCCAAAGATAAACCAAAACCTAAACCAAATGGAGATGAAAATGGCGACAAGTAAAGAGTTTGTTGATGCAGTTGTGAATAAGAATAACCTTGAGGCAGAAGATGCTTTTAAGGCCGCAATTCAAACCAAAGTAGGGGATGCTCTTGAATCAAAAAGAAAAGAAGTTGCAAAGTCTTTTGTTAGAGATGGACTCCCAAATACAAATGAAACAGAAGAATAATGATATTTGAAGGTTTATATAGTACAGTTCTTGAAAAGGACGAACACAAAAAATCTAAGGAGTACAAGAAATTGTCGCCTAGGATGAAGAAAGCTGTGGACGGAATTTTTAAAGTTATGGACGATAAACCTTCCGATTTCCTAAATACTTTTGAAAAAACAATCAAAGATGTTGCAAAAAAGAACAGCGTTCCAGAGAAAGATTTATTCAAGTACTTTGAACGAGAAGTTTTAGACATATAGGAGAATAAAATGGCGTTTAAAATGTTACGACATATTGGTAAAATCGTTCAAGCCAACAATTCTGCGGCTTCGTTAGTTCTGGGGCCATTAGGGCCAAGTTCTGCTATCAGAATTTCGGAACATGGTGGAGAGAATGGTTTTGTTAAAATAACACAAGAGGGTACAACAGTTACAGCAACCAACGGAAGTTATATAGATGGGGGTACTGTAATCACTATGATACCAGAAGAAAGACCAAACGCAATTCAAATTTTGTCTGCAACTTCTGCTGATCCAGTTGTATTAACAGTTGCACAAAGAGGAGAAGGTGGTGGTATAAATCATCCTTTTGCTGTAGGTGATCAAATATCTGTAGTGGATGCTGATGTTGCTGCATGGAATACACTGTTAACAAATGTTAATGTATCTGCTGTGGGTTCTACAACAATCACACTTGGTGCTGTTGATGGTAGTAGTACTGCAACATTTACTGGTGATGCTACTGCAAGATCATGTTACAGTATATCACACATTAACGAGACTGCTGGTTCTAACAGCAAAATATATGTAGAAGAAATCATTCTAGGACAAACTGGAATTTAAATAATTATAGAACATTTTATAATTATAAATAAAAGTAATATAAGATTTCGGAAAAGGTAAACAAATGCGCTTAGTAAAATTAATTACAGAAGATATCCAAGATGTTCATTTTATCGCAGAAGAAGCTGCTGATGGTAAGAAGAACTATAAAATTCGTGGTGTTTTCATGCAGGCGGACATAAAGAACCGAAATGGCCGTGTTTATCCTATGGAAGTATTGACTAATGAAGTGGGTAAGTATAATAAAAACTTCATAACGAAAAAGAGAGCTTTCGGAGAATTAGGTCACCCAGAAGGGCCGACTGTAAATCTTGAAAGAGCATCTCATTTGATAACATCATTGGTTGCTGAAGGTAAAAATTTTATCGGAGAGGCAAAAATAATGGACACACCTATGGGTAAGATTGTAAAAAGTCTTATGGACGAAGGTGCTACATTAGGTGTTTCATCAAGAGGTATGGGTAGTTTAGTATCAAAAGGTGGTGCAAACTATGTAAACAAAGATTTCATGCTCGCAACTGCGGCTGACATCGTTGCTGATCCATCGGCTCCATCTGCTTTCGTGGAAGGTATCATGGAAGGAAAAGAGTGGGTATGGGATAATGGAAGTTATCTTGAACCACATTTGGTGGAGATGAAACAAAGACTTGAGAGAGGGAAAGCTGCAAATCAAGCATTAGAATTTGCTAAGTTCCTCAAAATGTTGTAATTTATAAATAATAGTTAATAACCATAGAGTTAAATAATAAAGGAGAGAATCCCATGGCTGATCAATTAGACAAAACCATTGAGGAATTGGAAGCTGAAGTACTTGGTGAATTAGAAGAAGCCAATGCCGATGCTCCTATGAAGAACGCTGCGAAAGCAGAAAAACAAGAATCTGTTCCAACTGATGGTGCAACTGGCAAAGACGATGTTGGTGGTGCAAAACCAGAAGGAACTGTAACTAAAGATGCAGTTAAAGCAAGTAATCTTGCTGGTGCAGATGTTGGTAAAAAAGCAGCTGCTAAAGCTAAACAAGTTTCAGGCGACGCTCAACAGAAATCACAAGGTGGTTCAGATAAAATGGATTCACCAAATGATGGAGAAGGTAAAGTTGCTAAGTCTCTCGCTGCAGGCGATGAGAACGTAAAAGGTGAAGAAGAAATCGCAGAAATGACTAAAATGGAAATGAAAGACAAGATGATTAATGCGATGGCATCTATGCCTAAGTCAAAGATGGAAAAACTTATGGCCATGTACAATAAGATGGACGAAATGGACATGGACGAAGCTTCTAAAGAAAAATCAGAAAAAATCGAGAAAAGAGTTGCAGACATAGATGTTAAAGAACATGTCGATGCACTTATGAACGATGAAAATTCTGAACTAACAGATGAATTTAAGAAAAAAGCTGCAACAGTATTTGAAGCTGCAGTTAAATCTAAGGTAAGAGAAGAAGTAGAACGTCTTGAAGAAGAATATAAGAACGAACTTACTTCTGAAATTAATGAAACCAAAGACGACCTATCGGAAAAAGTTGACAACTACTTAAATTACGTTGTCGAAGAATGGATGAAAGAGAATACACTTGCAATTGAACGTGGACTAAAAGGTGAAATTGCTGAGGACTTTATCTCTGGATTGAAACAACTCTTTGAAGATCATTATGTAGACGTGCCTGACGAAAAGTACGATGTACTTGAGGCACAATCAGACAAGATTTCTAAACTAGAAAGCAAACTGGACGAAACTATCCAAAAGGTAGTTGAAGCTAAAGAAATGAATGCTAAACTAGTGAGGGAAAAGGTCATATCAGAGAGTGTTACTGATTTGGCTGAAACTGAAATTGAAAAGTTTCAATCGCTGGTTAGAGAAGTTGACTTCACTGACGAAGAATCATTTAGAGAGAAAATTGATACTTTGAAAGAAAGTTACTTTCCAAGAACCATTAAAGAGGTGGTTGGCGCAATTGATGATGTAGAAACTGGCACCGTAAAGGACATTGACACAACTGATACTATGAATGTCTACATGTCTGCCATAGGTAGAAGTGTCAAGAGTGCGAATACGAAATAATAACGTAAAATTGTTTAAATAAGGAGGAACACATGTTTCAAACAGAACATTTACAAGAAAAGTGGCAGCCAGTCCTAGAACATCCAGAATTACCAAAAATTTCGGATAGTTACAGACGGGCCGTTACTACAATTATCCTAGAGAACCAAGAGAAAGCTTTAAAAGAAGATAAAGCATTCATGACAGAAGCCGCTCCAACAAACTTTGTTGGTGGTAACGCTTCTCTAGACACATGGGATCCAATTTTAATTTCCCTAGTAAGACGATCAATGCCTAATCTTATTGCATATGACATTTGTGGTGTGCAACCTATGACTGGGCCAACTGGTTTAATCTTTGCAATGAGGGCAAGATTTGCTTCAATGGACGGTGCAGAAGCACTTGTTGATGAAGCACTACCAGATCATACAAACCAAAATGCTGCTGGCGATGTCGGTGGTGGAGATATTGGTTCAAGTGAAACTAATCCATCTGTTCTTAATGACAGTCCTGCTGGAACTTATACTAGTGCAACTGGTATGACAACTGCACAGGCAGAAGCATTAGGTGACGCTGCTGGAAATCAGTTTGCTGAAATGGCGTTCTCAATTGAGAAGCATACTGTTACTGCTGTAACACGTGCTCTTAAAGCAGAATACACTATGGAACTTGCACAAGACTTAAAAGCAATTCATGGTTTAGACGCTGAGACAGAACTTGCAAACATCCTATCTGCTGAAATCCTTGCTGAAATCAACAGAGAAGTTGTAAGAAACATTTATGTTTCTGCTGTAAAAGGTGCTCAAACAAATACAACTAACGCTGGTATCTTTGACTTAGACACAGATTCTAACGGACGTTGGAGTGTTGAGAAGTTTAAAGGTTTGATGTTCGCTCTTGAAAGAGATGCAAACGCAATCGGTCAACAGACAAGAAGAGGAAAAGGTAACATGATTATCTGTTCCGCTGATGTCGCATCTGCCCTTCAAATGGCTGGTGTTCTAGACTATACTCCTGCTCTAAATAACAACTTGAACGTAGATGACACATCAACTACTTTCGCTGGTGTTATGAACGGTAGATTTAAAGTCTATGTAGACCCATACTCTGCAAACGTATCTTCCTCACAATACTACATTGTTGGTTACAAAGGTACTTCACCTTACGATGCTGGTATGTTCTATTGCCCTTACGTTCCACTACAAATGGTTCGTGCAGTTGGTGAGAATACATTCCAACCAAAGATTGGTTTCAAAACTCGTTACGGTATTGCTGCTAACCCATTCCACACTGGAACGGTTGCTGCTGCTGCAAACGGTGCGATTTCAATTGCATCTGCAACTAATCAGTACTACAGAAAAGTTAAAGTTTCTAACTTAATGTAATATTTGAAAAAAATACTAAAGGGGGGGTTCGCTCCCCCTTTTTTTAGCGTTATAAATAAAAATATAACTGTAAGGAGTTTGTAATGGCCGAAACAAATCCACTGTCAAGACAACCAACTAATTTGGACTATCTAAGTCCTACACAATTTGCTTTTAATATCTTGCAACTTCCAAAGGTGCAATTTAATACTACAGAAGTAGTCATACCAGACTTGACTTTAGGTGAGGCGGTTATACCTACACCATTTAAAGATATTCCTATCCCAGGCACAAATATAACATATGGTAATTTAGATATTACTTTTATTGTTGATGAAGAATTAGATAACTATAGAGAGATACACGGATGGTTAACTGGAATTGGTTTTCCACAACAAAGAGACCAATTTTCGTTTTTTAGAAATACTACTTCTGTGACACCATCTACTCCAAGTAATATATCAGTTGACCAAGTTGGACGTGCTGTTGCAGATAAATCAATGTACTCTGATGCTACATTAACAGTTTTGTCGAATAAGAATAACCCAATCATAGAGGTGAGATTTGAAGATATATTCCCAGTATCGGTTGGAGCTCTATCATTTACTCAAGGTGCTACAGATGTGCAATATATGACAGCAGACGTAAGTTTTAGATATAAAATATATACTATTAATAAGATATAAATAGTACTAACAAAGGATATATTATGACACTAGATGAATTGAAGATTCAAGTTGCAAGTGACTTGGTAATAAATGATGAAAAGTTAGACACCGAATCCCTCAAAAACCAAGAGCTCTATGCAAGATATTTAGATCACAAATCTAGATACGAACTACTTTTGTGGAAATCAAAAGGTGAATATAAAGTTATTTACAGAGACAAATGGGAATATTATGGTGGTAAATCTGATGCAAAAATTTATGCAACAAAGCCGTTTGACTTAAAAGTATTAAAAACCGACTTATCAATATATATAGAATCCGATGAAGATATCATTAAGATGGAACATAAAATTATGTACCTTGAAACAATTGTCAAATATATTGATGGTGTTTTAAAAGCAATCCAAGGTAGAGGATGGGATATTAAAAACGCTATTGCATTTAGACAATGGGAGCATGGAATGTAATGTCTTACGGATGGCCATACACAACTAGAGAAATCCCATCATATTTATTAGCAATGACTATGGATAGAGTTAGAGGTGTAAAAGCAGCTCAAACTCACAATCAAACTGGAAAAACTCAAAGAGACTCCTATGTTTCTTTTATCGAAGATGCAGATATACGAGAACATTTTCTACATATTGCTAAAAAAGTTAATCAAGATGTGGGTTGGGGATTTGATATAGATACAATTGAACCATTACAATATGGAGAGTATCCTATAGGTGGTGAATATGGTTGGCATCAAGATGTTCATGATAAACCATACAAAGATGGTAGAGTAAGAAAGATGTCATTCTCTGTTTTTTTAAACGATACTTTTGAGGGTGGAGAGTTTGATTTGGAAATATACTCGCCTGCTGTTGAAAATAGATATGAAACATTTCGTTCATTACCAGATACAGCACTTTTCTTTAAATCTGACCAGTGGCACAGAGTTCGTCCAATTACAAACGGAATAAGAAGAAGTCTCGTA